GGCTTGGGTTCCATTCGTTTGCTAAAATATCCCAGTCCCATTCACCAAAGCTGCTATTATCTTTAATTATGAATTCATCTTTCTGTTCATCAGTCCAGCCCTCTGCTACTAAAATATGAACTGTTGAAAACCCTGCTGCGTGGCAGGCCTTTAATCTCATATTACCACCAAGCACAATCATATCCTCATCTACTACAATTGGCCTTTTTTCTAACATTTCAGGAAAATCTTTCAGGCTTTTGACAAGCTTTTTAAATTTATAGTCTTTAATTATTCTAGGGTTTTTTGGGTTGTATTTTACTTTGCTAATGTCTACTATCATAATATACCATTTATTGTGTAACTATCTAAATCAATCTCGTTACCGTTATTAAAAAATTGTTTATACCTTTCAATTGCTTGAAAAGTTTTCTGCATTCCACTTAAATAAAATTCTTCGCTTACTCCAAATATGCCAATGTCAAGTGTTTGTTTGTCTATCACAAGAAAACTAAACTGGTGATATGGTCTGCCGAAAAGCTCACAATAAATGTAAACTTGTATGTCGTAATCAAAAGCATATGCACTAAATTGAGATCTTTTATTCACAAAGTTATCTATTGAGGAAGTAGTTTTTATATCTACCATTTTATCTTCACCTATTATATCAGCCTTTCCACGAAATGGAATGCCCTCAATCATATCAATAGCTGGTACTTCAAACTCTGAATCACCCATCAACTTTAATGCTGATTCGTTTTTTAACAACGCATCTTGCAATCTTTCAGTTTCTGATTTTTCTTTGGCAGTAAATATTGTATGCTCGTTGCCTTCGTTTTGTTTTATGGTATCTCTAAATACTTTGGCCGTTCTTGATTTGCATTCTACAAAAGTGTATTTTTCAAATAGGTGTGGCTCTAGTATTGATTGATGCAAAAGCCTACCCATTCTTAATGCCGAAGTCATAGGGTTGCCGTACTTCATAGTGTAATAATAACTTTTAGGGCTTTTCAATAATTTCTTAACAATTGAGCTGCTTAGTGCTGCTTTCCCTAAATAATTATAGTAAAAATCATCGCTCATCATCTTGGTCAGCAAATCTGCTTTCTTCCAAGTTGTTGAATCTAATAGTTGTATTGAGTTCATTTATTTTGTTATTTAAATTTTGTGTGTCTTTGCAGTAATCATTTATTAATTGTTGTAGCCTTCTGGTTTTATGCATATCGTCAATTAATAAAGAATTTGTAAAAGTGTACATATCAGTAAGGCATCTCATCATAGATCCTAACTGTTTTCTTTTAGGATCATCAGCTTCCAATTCTTCAAAATATTTACATAATGTGTGGCCAATTAAATTAAATTGTGCTTCGTAATATAATCTTTGGTGTATGTTCATTTATTTAGGTTTTTAATTATTGCTTGATTTTCATTTAATAAATAGCATTTCTTTTTTACTTTTCTGGTGTTCCAAAAAGAAGTTTCTGGACACCAGAAGTCTTTGGTTTCTTTTAATTCTAAATTATTAAGCCAAAAAAAATAGTTGCCGTTAGGATCGTTTACAAAATATAGCTTTACAATATCTTTATCCATTTCCATTAGCTTGTCGTATTTATATTTTTCTAATAATTTATTTTTGTAATAATCTTTTCTAAATTTCATCTCAATAACACAAGGGTAGCCTTTTGGTGTATATCCTTTTGCGTCATAGTGTTCATATTTTGCACCAGACCATTGAACTTTCCAACCATCAAGATTTAAAATAGCACATACGGCTTTCTCAAATTTATGTATATTTTTTAACTCAGACAATTATTTACTTGTTTTATCCATCTTTTAATCTCTTTGTTGTTACAACTACAAAAGTTTGGCTCACTATATTTATGGTTGTAATACTTTGCGTGTAGTTCACACATAACTTTAAAATCTTCTAGTGTTATTTCACTATTGATTCTTGCGTGAACTTCCTGCCAAGTTTTTTTGTCTAAAGCTTTATCTTGTTCCATTTTTTTCTGCGTTCATCACACTTACATCCAGGGAATATTTTTTTCCATACGTACCTAATGCCAGTGTACTTTGTTATATAATATACTAAATCACCTAATTTCATAATAACTTTATTTGATTTATATTAATTCTTTTTTCTATTATTTCACAATATTTTTTATCTATCTCATAACTTATAGTATCATAACCTAGATCATAAGCTACCTTACTTGTTGTGCCACTACCTGCAAAAACATCTATTATTGTTTGATTTTCTTCAGCAGTTGTTTTAATTATTTTTCTTATTACTTGTTCAGGAATTTGACAAGGGTGTTCAGTTTTTTCGCTAGCATTCATTTTTACTTGATTTATTTGCCACCAATCATATAGACTTGCACCTATTTTTCCCTCTGCTATTCTTTTTTGTATTCTTTTGTCATTAAGATTTTTATACGGCTGTGTTACTTTTTTGAAATCAGGTTTACAACCCCACCAACTTATCAATCTACTTTGCTTACCTGTGTTACTATTATAAACCCAACATACTATTTGCTCACATTTTACTTTTATAGCTTTTGGTAAAACATTTATTGTTTCTTCAGGATAATGAATTATAACACAAGGTACAGGTATTTTAGACAGTAAGTCAATGTACTCATCTTCTTTCAAAGAATCTTTGTAATTATTATAATGATATTTTTGATTATAAGGTGGATCTGTGATGGTTAGTCCTTTTGGTATTTTACAATCTCTAAAATCTTTATTTATTATTTGTATCACTGTGTTAAAAGTTTTTTTATATAATTTTATAATATACTCTTTTTATGTTTCTGTAATTACCCAAAAAAACTAATTCTATTTTGCAATTATTTTGTTTAGCTTTTTCAATTATTTTATTATTAATATTCTCGAAATTAAAATTTTTTAAATCACTAATGTTATATTTCTTCTCTACAAAGTCAGTTCTTTTCCATCTTAAATGACCAAATTCACCTAAAGTAATTATTATTCCTTTTTTTGCCATTCTAAAACATAATTCAAAACAATCATACGCACTACCGTATGAATCTAAATCTATTATATCATATTTTTTGTTTTCATAATATAGTTTGGCAATTAGTTTAGATGCATCAACATTAAAATCTGTATTGAACTTTTTATCTTTGTCATTGGTTGTTAAGCTTTTAACTTTATTGACATACCAACTGTTACCAGCATACAAGTCTAAAACACTATTTGGCTTAACAATTTGTAAAAATTTTTTGTTCAAGTTATATTTTTGTTGTCGATGTTTTTCATTATAATCATCTTTCTTTTTAGCTAATCGTTTTAGTTTTATTGCAACACTTGTTGTGTTTCTATCTAAACATCTTGCAATATACTCACAATTAAAACCCATTGTCTTTAGATGTAAAGCGTGTTGTTCTTCTACATCAGTCCATTTTCTTGGGGTGTTTATGGTCAAATTAGTTTTTTTTCTATGCTGCCCCTTATATTTTTCATCAAGTATGTGTTCAGGATATATAATCATTTTTAACTTTATAAAATTTCTTTTAATATTTTTTTTACTTTGTTATATGTTCTATATAAACTATAATAACTAATGTGGCTTTTTTCAGATAACTCTTTTATGCTTGTGCCACCCTCAATTATTTCATACACTTGCTTGTCGTACCAGTGCAACTCATTTAATTTTTTTATCACTAATTTATATTTTTCTTCAATATTATAATCAATAGGCGTTTGTTTGCCGATCCTATTTATATAATTTTCTATACTTATAACATTAAATTTTGACTTTTTTATCTGCAAATTTGTTGTCATATGCCTAAGCATCATATAAATATAATAGTAGTTAATGTCATCACCATAAGACAAGTCTTTACCGTTGCGTAAATATTTAATTACTCGCAAGTACATTTCTTGCACAAGATCCTCTGCGTAATCATCTACTCCAAATGATTTTACGATAGCTATCCAGTCTTTATGTTTGTCGGTTAGTTTTTTTAAGACATTCAAAACGGTGCTTTAATTCTTTCCAATAAAGATAAAAGTACTGTTTTTTTTCCATTAATTTCAAAACCAACGTTATTTTTTATGCTTTTCAGTATTATAGGGCTATCAATTGGTGTGGGTCTGCCCCCTGTATCATTGTCTTTCACTTTGCGTATATGTATCTGTAAATTCATCCATTCTGTGGGGTGTTGTGTATAACGATGAATCACAATAAAATCATCAGCACGATTTACAAACTTGCCCCCACCCTCAACATCTGCTGCCAAAGGTGGTATAGGGTGGCCTTGGTATTCGTGGCCGTTTGGGTGTTTAATTCTAAGGGCATTTGTTGCTGCGTGTGTTGTTAACCATATAGATACGTTTTGCTTTT